ATGTTAATTAATAAAAATTTAGTAAGAGACATTAGACTTGCTATCAATGAATACGATGATAATTATGACGAAGATAACGCAGAAGTTTGTATAGAAGTCATTAGACGATTGATTGAACAGGAGGAATTCTGATGATACCGAATTTTAGAGCGTTTAATAAAGAGACCAAAAAGATGTATGGTGTTGACGGCTTTGAATTAAGTGTGCGCAAAATATATAGATGCAGCTTAGCAGATGATGAGTTTCGTTGTGGTCACTTAGAGACGTTTCATTTTGTCGAGGATAACTTTGACGATTATATCCTCATGCAATCAACAGGCCTAAAAGATAAAAACGGCATTGAGGTGTTTGATGGGGATATCGTTAAGTGTTGCAGACTTTTTAACGACTCTTTGTCTGAGTACGTAGGACAAGTAAAATTTGTAGATTTTGGTTGGAACATAGTTGATAAAGCAGATACACACGATCCATTTTACAACTACAAAGACGGGTGTCCAGACGAAATTCGGGAAATCGAAAATATCGGAAATATACACGAAAATCCAGAATTACTAGAAAGGTTAGAAGGATGATTGAAGAACAAGAAATACTTGACTGCATTACGCAGGACACAAAAGCAACTTAAACGTGCTAGCGAGCAAAATCAGAGACAGACAAAGCGGATTGCTGATTTTGACTGGAAATGGGGGATAGGGATGTCAGACATAAAAATTTTAGATGCTTGTTGCGGAAGCCGCCTATTTTGGTTTGATAAAAATGAAGAACACACCACTTTTATGGATATTAGACAAGAAACATTTGATATTCACGGAAAACATGTAAATGTTAAACCTGATGTTTTGGGAGATTTCAGAAATATGCCATTTGAAAATAATATATTTAACTTAGTTGTCTTCGACCCACCACACTTAAAATATGTTGGCCAAAAGTCAATTATGAAAGCGCAATACGGGCAACTTGATAAAGACAATTGGAAAGAAGATATTTCAAAAGGATTTGAAGAATGCATGAGAGTTCTAAAAGTAGGTGGAACTTTAGTTTTTAAATGGTCTGATTGTCAGATAAATGTAAAAGAAGTTTTATCAGCAATTCCGTTTACACCACTTTTTGGGCAGCGACGAGGAACAACTCACTGGATGACATTTGTAAAGTTTGCAGAATTGACTGGGAATGGAGGATGAGGATGTCATTAATTGATGAAGTAAAAGAATGCGGTTCAGAATCACACAAAAAATGGTTTGATAGATTTTTTGATGATTTAAAAATCGAGGAGAAGCTTAAACAATCTGCGATGAAAGGTTTCTCTGGCTATAAAATCGCTATCCCCAAGGACGATGAATACTTAGCTAGACGACTTGACAGTCAAAAAACAATAGATTTACTAAAACAACGGCTAGGGGACGGTTTTGATGTTGAAATAACAAATCTTGAATCGTCGTATAAAATATTTGGTAAACCAGTTGTGTTAAGTAGAGATTTGTGTATTTATTGGACGAATGGAGGATAAGATGGAAAATTATTTATGTTACTGGGAAAAAAGAGGACAAAACTGGTATTTCTTGGCTAACTGCGAAGACTCACCAACTGGAAGAATATTTAATCTTACTGGTGTTAAATTCAATTATTGTCCTTTCTGTGGACGTAGATTAAAAGAGGTGACAAATGAAAGTTAAAGATTTACATAAAGTGCTAGCTAAAGTTGACCCAGAACTTGAAGTGTGGATAAACGAAAAAGACGAAGGAGTTTTAACTAAAGCTAAAAACGTAATGACTTGGAACAAGCATCCTGATAAGTTTTTTATCAATGCAGAAACATATCCAGAATAGAATGAGGTGACGAAATGAACATTGAAGAAGCGAAAAAAATAGTGGACAAATTGTCAGTAGATAGTGATGAGCTTTGGAAGATTCCAATGATTCCAGCCCATAAGGTAAAAGCCTTGCTTGACACACTTGACCAACCAAAACCAGAAGTGCCACAAATGATATTTGATGTGATTAAAAGCTTTGATGATGATGTAGATTATTTACATCAACACATGAGTCGACAATCTGATGAAGTTAGAGAGTGGCTAACTCACAATGAACGTGAGTTTTATGAAGCTTGGCTAGCTTATCCAAATATCACAATTGAAAAAGAGAAGCTTTATACAGTTGAGATACCTAATCCGAATGAAAGACAGTTAAGTTTTGTGCTGATGAGACAACTTAGCGGAAATGTAAGTATCAAAGTTATGCATAGAGATAACTTAGACTTACTAAAGACAGATAATGATTTACAACTAACAGAATCCGAAATCCGCAAAGATTTCGACTGGGCGTGGCAGTTTAGAGAAGAGGTGGTGGAATGAAAGAAAAAACAATTTTTATATCCAAAAAATATGCAAATGATTTTAACAATGACAAATATAATTTGTCCTCTGGCTATTATTTTAGAAGTGGTGAAAAACATGATATTGCTATTGTTAAATATGGTGAAAAAGATTATTTAAAAAATACTGATTTAGCATATGTTGTATGCGATAAAATCGTTGATGAAGGCTATGTAGGCTTCGTTTATCATGGTGAATATGAAACTTGGCATTTTAAACTATTAAACACAGAAGCAAATTAAAGTCCCACGCAAGCGCCTAAGAGCCTGCAATGGCTCTGTGGGTCTACGAGCTGGAATACTCGTTAAACTTACCCTGGAAGCTTTCAGTAAGTATTCAGCTGCGTAGCGTGGAATAATCGTTACGTAGTTATAGAGCGAAATTTTTAGAAAGGGAAATATCCTCCGACATTTTTTCATAAAAATCTAAAGTCTGTTATCGCTCACAGATGATTATACAAGCGTAATGCTGCAAATAAAGTGCTGACGCAAAACTAAAAATTTAATACTCGACAATTTAACAACAAAAATAAGTCAGCAGAGGAAGGAAAGGAGAACAATAAAAAAGCGCTCGTGAAAGCGCCATTCGGTATATATTCGTACAACTATTATATCATACGAGGAGCTTTCATGACGTTTTTTCCAGAAATTAATATACAAAAGACTAAATCAAACGCTAAGCGAAAACTAAGAGAGTATCCACGCTGGCGTAGGATCGCTAATGATGTAGATACTCAAAAAGTGACAGCCACTTATTCCTTTGAGCCTAGACAATCACATGGAATTCCTAGTAAGCCAGTTGAACGCTTAGCACTCAACCGTGTGTCAGCTGAACAAGAATTAGAAGCAATTGAGCAATCAGTTAGTATGATACTGGATCCAGAAAAGCGCAGGATTTTGTATGAAAAATACTTATCTCCTTACAAGAATGCAGATAAGGTTATTTATACAGAATTATGTATGTCAGAGAGTTTTTATTATGACACGCTAGATGCTGCATTATTAGCTTTTGCAGAGCTTTATAGGGAGGGTTCTTTGATTGTAGAGCAAGGAGTTTTTGACTAGTTTTTATACAGTAATACAATAGTTTATACATAAAAATATGTGTTAATATAGTATTATCAAAATAGCAAGAAGAGATAATCATTTACCAACAGGCTATTTATTTAGTCGTCAACTTTAACTACTATCGAACTTGCTATTTTGTAGCTAAAAGGCGAGATAGGGTGTTGAGACGTAGCTCAGTTGGGGGAGCGATATGACTATAAAGGGTCTGGAACGTACGCAGGTTCGAATCCTGCCGTCTCAGTAGTGGTTATTTCAGCCACTAGAGCAATACAGCGGGCGTGGGACATGGAGCGGAGTTATAACCGTTTTTGTGTAGACCTTATGGTATTAATCACGTTCGATTCGTGATGGGTCTATAGGCTTACTTTAAAAATAAGCACTAGTATCTCTACGGGGACCTTTGCGCAAAGTAAGACTAAACCGTTGGGACATGAACCGTGATTGGAAAACGGTAGAGGTAGCGCCTTGATAATTGGATTGTCGACGGTCTGATTATATGTGTCGGTTCGATTCCGACTGTTCCTGTTATGATAAACAGAAGCGTCCCAGAATGGGGTAGGCAATAGGCCGAGCATTCGTTCGCTGTTTATCTATGGTTAACCAATTAGTCATCACTTAGTGGTGGCTTTTTATGTGGAGGAAAGATATGTCTAAGGGTTATAAAGTAATCGATGTAGGTACAGAGCCTGAAAATGATGTGACATTTGGAACATGTGAATTATGTATGTCTTATGGCAATGAGGTAGATAATCCATATGTAGTTATTGAGAAGCCGAATGGGACAACAGAAGAAGTTCCAATCTATTATTGGAATTGGGGAGATTACTTTGAATATTATATTGATAACGTAGTTGAATTTTCGGCATTCTTATCTGAACAAGATATAGACGATAAAGAATTTGAAGAAGATAGCACGTCAGTCATTATTAACTTGATCAATGAATATGATTGGTCGAAAGGAGATTAGTCACCAATCGTGGTGGCTTTTTGTTATGTAAAAAAAGAACCACATATTTAGGAGGATATAACATGAAACCTATTAAAGAATTAGTAATCATATACAAAGAGAATGAATCAGTTCCAGAAGTATTTTTAAATGGTATCAGTCTAAATAATGGAGGGGCAGGATTAATATCTCTTAATATTAATTGGTTTACAAAAGACTTATCAGAAGACGGTGAATCGATTGAAGATATGTTAAAGCGCAATGTATCACTAGAGTTCTACGATCAACCTGGTAAGAACATGACTAAGTGTAAGCTTTCTCAATCATTTAAGTTATGATTATTGACACATCAACTAAATCAACAAGACATATCTTCTACAACTCTGGAGAGTGGAGACGACTTAGACTCGAAGCGATTGAAAGGGATAACAACGAATGCCAATGGTGTAAGTTAGAAGGCAAGGTGACGACAGATAACCTAGAGGTTGATCACATCAAAGAGTTAGAGTTTTATCCTGAGTTAGCTATGGATTTAGATAACCTTAGGACGCTATGCAAAGACTGTCATAACAAGAGACATAAACGATTTAATTATAAAAAGAAAAAGATTGAGAAAGAAACAAACTACCGTTCTGATGAATGGTTTGGATAACTACCCTCCCATCAAAATAAAACGAGGTAAAAGCCGAACGATGAAACCGGTGGGAAGGGTCAACTGTCCAAATATTTGCTTTTTTTATCGCACGACCCCCCACCCCAGAGAAAAACTAGAAAGGAGATGTGAATTTTTGGATGAATTAAAACGTCGTAACAAATTAGTTTATAGTGAAAAATATCGCTTGAAACAGCTATTTAAAGACATTCCTGAAGATAAAAAGAAAATCGCAGAAGGATTGTTCACTCAAGCTGCACGTCTCCGGATACTACTTAATGACATGTGGATTGATATCTCAGAGAACGGCGATTATGAACTGTTTTCTCAATCAGAAACTCAGACACCTTATGAAAGAGAGCGTCCTGTGGCAAAATTATATAACTCACGAGATGTGACGTATCACAGAGTTATAAAACAATTGATTGATATGTTACCTGAAGATAAAGTCATTGACAAAAATGATATCACGAATGGTGGTGATTTGATTTGATATCACATCCACTGTTTGAAGAGTATGCTCGTAAGATAGATAATGATGAAATTGTTTACAACAAAGAACGTAAAGAGTTAGTAAAACTTATTAGAGAAAAAGTTTTAACTCGAGATGATTTATATTTTGATAATGATTTAATTGATAAGTATGTGAGATTCGCCGAAAAGAATTTTTTCCCTTTAGCTGCTTATCAAAAGTTTATTACACCATTTATTTTCTTATTCAGAAAAGAAGATGGCGAACCGCATTTTAATGAATATCTTTTAACGCTTGCTCGTGGAGGTGGTAAGAATGGTTTTATGTCGACTAGGGATGCGTTTTTTACAAGCCCGCTATATCCTATTAAAAACTATGATGTCACAATTACTGCCAATAGTGAAAAGCAGGGAAAAGTATCATTTGAAGAAGTATATGAAACAATCCAAGCAAGAGGGTTAGAAAATCATTACTACCTAACAAAAATGTCTATTGTAGGACGGAAAAATAATTCCGTCTTTTCTTTTAGGACAAATAATCCAAAAACAATGGACTCTGCACGAGATGGTTGTCTTGAATTTGATGAAATTCACCAGTTCGAAGATGACAAGATAGTAAAAGTACAAAAGTCTGGACTAGGTAAGATTGCACATGTCAGGACGTTTTTTAATGGTACAAATGGTTATGTTCGTGAAGGATTCTACGATAAGACTATTGAAAAAGCTAATCAGATATTGAAAGGCGAAGTCGAAGACTTTCGCATGTTCCCTTTTATCTGTAAATTGGACAATGCAGAAGAAGTAGATGACTTCAAAAACTGGCCGAAAGCAAACCCAATGCTTGACGAAGATACGCCATACGCAAAACGGCTGTGGACTGTTACTAAATCAGACTATGACGATTTAGAACTAGAACCAAGCGGACGACAAGAATTTATGACAAAACGCATGAACTTGCCAGAAGCAGATTTGGAAAAAGATGTTACCAGTCGTGAGAAACTACTTGCCACATTACGAGAGCCTGAAATTGACTTAAAAGGTCGCTCGTGTGTAGCTGGATTTGACTACGCAAGTATTCGAGATTTTGCATCAGTTGGATTGTTATTTAAAAATGGTGATGAATTCATCTGGAAGCAACATTCATTTGTTAGACGAGAGTTTTTCAAAGCATTCAAACTTAAAGCTCCCATCGAAGAGTGGCAAGACAAAGGATTTCTAACTCTTGTTGATGGAGATAGCATTGACCCTCGCTTGCTTGTCGATAAGTTAAATGAATGGCGCAATGATTACCTAATTGAAATTGTCTGCGCTGATGGATTCCGTATGGATCTACTTAAACCACTCTTAGAAGAAGCTGGCTTTGAATATGAGTTCTTAAGAAACCCTGGAGCGATTCAATCTAAGGTAGCTCCAATTATCGAAGATGGTTTTGCAAACGAGCGTTTTATTTTTTTAGATGATGACCGTATGATGTTATGGTATACGGACAATACCTACGTAAAAGAAGATGGCTCTGGAAATAAGAGGTTTTTAAAGAAAGAACCAGTCAGAAGAAAAACAGATGGTTTTCATGCGTTTATTGCAGCGCTATATAAAAAAGAAATGATACAAGAAAGTTCTGTCGGTGAATTTTTAGAAAGCATTGCCGATTGGGATTTTTAAGGAGGATTAAATGAAAGCATACGATAAATTTTTAAACGAAGAAAAAGATAGATTAGTTGAAGTACATACAAAATGGTTGAAAGAAGTTGATCTTTATATTGAAGATTTACAAGAACAGTTAGTTGTATCAGAACAAAAACTCACTGAAACAACTGAAATTTTTATTGAACGTTTTGAACGGCTTGAAAAGCGTATTAAAGAATTGGAAAAACCAGATCAACAATTTGTAGAAGCCACCATTAAAAATACAGAAAAAGGATTAATTATTGATAGACTTAGAGGCAAAATTTAATAGAAAGGAGTATCACACTTGAAACCGTCTGAAAACTGAAAGGAGCGTGATACGAATTATCTCCCAACCGACAGGGTTATCATGGAATCTAAAGAAAGGAGGTAATCAATGAAAATACTTGATTTTTTTGGCAGTATTTTTAAAACAGGAACTATACCTGAAAATGGGTATGATTTAGATGACATCTTTAATGATTATCAAAATCTTTACTTAAAAAATCTAGCTATTGATAAGTCCGCAGAATTTCTAGCTAGGATATTTGCTGATTCTGAAATGCGATTAGTTAATATCGAGAGTCCGTCTTGGAATTATTTGCTCAATGTACGACCAAATAACAATGAGTCAGCATCATATTTTTGGCAAAAATTTATTTATAGGTTAGTTACTCAAAATGAAGTGTTAGTTATCAAAACAGATGACGATCAGTTACTTGTCGCTGATGACTACAGTCGCAAAGAATACGCTGTATATGAAGATACATTTGATAGTGTGACTGTTAAAGACTTTATATTCAAGCGAACGTTTAAAATGAGCGAAGTTATCTTCTTGCAATACAACAATAACAGGCTATCAAGTTATATTGACGGTTTGTTTTTAGAGTACGAAAAATTACATCAGCGCATGGTAGAAACTGTTTTAAGAAACAATCAGATAAGAGGGATGATGCATGCAAAAGGCTCTTCTCAATTTACAGATAACCAGATGTCTTTGATGAAGGATTATGCTGATAAGTTGTTTAAAGCCTTCTCTGAGAGGTCTGTCGCTATAGTTCCGACTAATGATCATATCACATATGAAGAGTTGACGAACACCACAGGTACAACAAATTTATCTGTCGATGATTTACAAAAGATAAGACGACAATTCGACGATGAAATCGCTGATATTTTAGGTATTCCACCAACTGTACTACATGGAGACATGGCTACTTTAGATAGTTCTCAAAAAGCTTTAGTGCTTTATTGCATGAGTCCGCTTAGCAAAAAGATACAAGATGAGTTAAATGCGAAAATCATCAGTAAAAGTGACTATCAAAAAGGTAAGAGACTAAAGATTGTAGGACTGTCACAACATGATATTTTTGACATTGCAGTCAATATTGATAAATTGGTTTCAAGTGGTACATTTACCCGAAATGAAGTGCGTGAAAGACTTGATTTTGCACCGATAGATGGTGGAGATAACATCATCTTAACTAAAAACTATATTGAAGAGGGGAAAGGAGGTGATAATACAGATGACACAAATACAGATTAAAGGACCTATTGTTTCAGATAGCGACCGTTGGTTTTACGACTGGTTAGATATGCCAGCAACTGCACCAAAAGATATTATCTTGCCACAAGATAATAGCGATATTGAAGTGCTTATTAACTCTGGTGGTGGCGACGTATATGCAGGGAGCGAAATTTATACCGCATTGAAATCATATCAAGGAAACGTAACGGTTAAGATTGTTGGTATTGCTGCTTCGGCGGCTTCAGTAATCGCAATGGCTGGTGATGTTGTTGAGATTAGTCCTACAGCACAATTGATGATTCACAATGTATCTACTACAGTTAGTGGAGATCATAAACAAATGCTGCATGAGGCAGGAGTTTTAGAAAACTACAATATATCTATTGCTAATGCTTATGTCAATAAGACTGACTTAGAAATGAATGAATTGCTAGATTTGATGAGCACAGAAACTTGGTTTAATGCACAGCAAGCTGTTGAAAAAGGCTTTGCAGATAAAGAAATGTTTGCAGAAGAAATTAAACAAGCACCACAACTAGTAGCTGGTATCGAGAATATTGTCCCTAGTGAAGTCATTTCAAAACTAGCTAATGCGATTAATGTCAATCAAAAAGAACCTAATATTGATGAAATTGTAGATATGGTTATTTCCAAAATGGAAAATGCTAAACAAAAAGAAAAAGAAGTGCCAAAAGGATTTGGGGCTTTTTGTTTTTAATTAAAAAGGAGAAATTTAAAATATGACAATGAAATTATCGAATGAATTCAACGAAATTCGTGAAAAATTTGTAGATGCAGTATCTAACAAAGCGCCACAAGAGGAACAGAGCGCTCTCTACAACAACATGCTAGAAGCAATGTTTGAAGAATCTAAAAAAGTTGCGCAAGCAGAAGTAGAATCTGCAATCGCATTGACTCCAGACGACGCAAAAATGACAGCTCGTGAACGTAAATTTTTTAATGAGATCGTAAAAACAGCGCCAGCTGGGCTAACTGAGTTAATCCCAGAAGAAACAGTTGATCGTATTTTTGAAGATTTAACAACAAAACATCCGCTTATTGGAGCGATTGGTCTTAAAAATATGGGCCTTCGCATGAAGTTCATTGATTCTGATTCTAAAGGTAAAGCCGAGTGGGGTGACTTGTACGGGGAAATCAAAGGGCAACTTCAAGCTTCATTTAGCTCAACTAAGGCTATCCAACACAAGCTCACAGCTTACGTAGTTATTCCCAAAGACGCTGTTAAGTTCGGCCCAGGCTGGTTACTTCGTTTCATTATGACACAAATTGATGAAGCGTTCGCAGTTGCATTAGAAGAAGCTTTTTTAAATGGAGATGGCAATGGTAAACCAATCGGGTTATCTCGTACTCTAAAAGGTAAAGTTGTTGGCGAAAAAGCGACGTATGATGCAAAAAAACCGACAGGAGTTTTAACATTTAAAGATCCATCTACAACAGTAAAAGAATTGACGATGGTACATAAATACCACTCTGTAAAAGAAGATGGAAAGACAGCTGTTGAAGTTGATGGAAACATTGTAATCGTGGTTAATCCAGCAGATGCATGGGATGTTAAAAAACAATATACATCACTTAATGCTAACGGAACGTTCGTGACTGCTCTACCTTACAACGTTACCTTAATTGAGTCAGTCCATCAAAAGGCTAAGGAAGTTACAACTTTTGTTAAGGGACGATATGATGCATATGTTGCAGGCGGAATTGAGTTACACAAGTATACAGAGACATACGCTCTTGAAGATTTAGACTTATTTACAGCTAAACAATTTGCGTATGGTCGTGCTAAGGATGAGACTTCAGCAGCAGTTTGGACGCTTAGTGTTGCAGACCCAATTGTAATTTCTGGCGAACCGGGTGTAGGAGCTATTCCAGGAGTGTAATAGATGGATGAACACAAGCTTTTAAAACCATTTAAAGAACGAATGAGAGTGTTTCATGATTTTGATGATGACAATCTATCACTAATTTTGAAAAGTTCAGAGAGTGCCCTCAAAGGGTTGTTAGGGTTTGATTTGATGGATTATGAAAGCGGTAAAGAGTTAATAATGGAGCGCTCGAGATATGTCTTTAACGACTGTCTCGAGTTGTTTTATGACTCTTTTAAAAACGAAATCGCTCGTTTGGCTATTGAAGAAATGGAAAGAGAATATGAAAGTAAGAACGATTCAACGATTTGAAGATTATAAAGAAGAGGTAATTCGAGAAATTGGGGATGTCTTTGTTGTCAACAAAAACCGCTTTAAAGAGATTGACGACAAATTACCTGGTTTTATCGAAGAAGTTTCTGACGATGTCTAGAAAAAAAACAAATAATGGTGATTTGAGAACTCCTGTCATCTTTTATTCATCAACAACAGACGATGAATTAGATGGAAGAGATATGAAATTAAAGAAACTATTCGCAACACTCGCCGAAGTCTATAATCCAAGCATAAAAGATATTGAGAAAGTAACTGAGAGAGGCGTTAAAGCACAATACACTATTAAGTTTAGAGACCCTCTGTCGGGTTATATCCCTCAGAATGATCATCTTGTAGAAATTATTGATAGCAGGTTGCCAAATAAAAAAATAGGAATATTAGATATAAGGCCTGATTTTGTTGATAGAGACTTTATTGTTATAGTTCTTGGAGGATAAAAAGTGGGAGCTGAATTAAAAGGCATGGATGAACTTTTAGCGAATATGGAAAAAAAGTTAGGCTCTGCGAAAGTTAACAGAGTAGTTAATAAAGCGCTAAAAGAAATCGGTGAAGAACTAGAACCTAGTTTCGAAGCTGCTATATCGGTTTACCGAAGAAGCGGAGAGACGGTTAAAAGTGCCGTTGTATCTAGGATTAAACGTGAGGAGGGAATACCAAAAGTGAAACTTGGATTCCAAGCTCCACGATGGAACATGGTCCACTTACAAGAGTTGGAATATGGATGGAAGGAGAAACGGCGTGGTGTCGGGGTAATTCGACGTTATTCGGATGTTTTAGAAACGATATATCCGAAAGGCATAAAAGACAAGTTGAAGGGAGGTTTTGATGGTTAAAGACATGCTAACAGAAATTGGTGAGCTTTTTAAACAAGACGAAGTTTTGAGATCAGTTAAAACAAAAACTTTTAAGCGACCAGAAAGTCTACCTTCTGACCAAACAAGCATTGTTATTGTACCTCTTGCACCACCTAGACAAACAAACTTCGGTTCAGATAAACCATTAGCTAAGAAATTTATGTATCAAATCGATGTAGAGAGTGTATCAAGGCTCGAATGTAAAGATTTGCAAAATAGGATTGAGAAAAAGCTGATGGTTATAGATTTTTTTCAAAGTGATAACGGCTTAGAACGTTATGACGAGGATACAAACAGATATCTAGATGCTAGAACTTACAAAGGATTTAGCAGTTTATATGAAGAGTATTGATAAAGGAGAATTTAATGCAAGCAGTAGGATTTAAACGAATGACAATTCAAGTTTTAAGTGATGCGAAAAAAAAGATTGTCATCGAGGGTGAGGCTGGTAAAGGTGCAACTAAAACAGCTAAAATTAGTGGATTATCAGCAGCCCCTGTCAAAACATATGGTTCAGATATTGCTTATTACACCTCGCGCAGAGGTGTTGGCGATGTAAAAATGGAGACAGAAGCAATTGATATCCCATTCGAACATTTACAAACCATACTTGGTTATAAAAAAGGTGAAAAAACAGAAGGAGTTACATTTATCGGAGAAGATACAGAAGCGCCTGAAGTGTCTGTTCTTTTAGAAGCTCCAGGGACAGAGGGGAATGTATATCTCGGTTTCTTTAAAGGGACTTTCTCGATGGAAGATTTCGAATTAAAAACCAAGGAAGAAAAACATGATGGTTTAGACTCTCAAAAATTAGTGTTCACAGCACAACCTGGTGAAGTAGGGGAAGCGAAAGGTCAATATGTCGGTTGGGCAATGGATAAAGAAGCAGAAGCTAAGGGCAAAAATGCAATGGCTTTGGTTAAGCTTTTGAATCCAGGCGAACCAAGCGTAGGAGCTATTCCAGGAGTGTAAAGGAGTGTAGATGTCAGACTTAGAAATTAAAATTAAAAATGATAACGGCGAGCTCGTGGTGAAAGAATGTAAATCTCTTACTGTGAGAGACTATCGAAATTACTTGATTATGCAAGATGAACTTGCAAAAGGAGATGATCCAGAACATGTGAAACTAGACAAACAACTAACTTTTATGGCTAGTTTGTTTGAAGGCTTAACCGTCGATATGTTATATGACAAATACAACATGTATGAATTAAACAATGCTCTGGCAAATCTATATGTTAAGTTAATCGGAGGGGAGCCAGAAGACCCAAAGGAGACAACTTAACACCCGGCGAGGCATTAGAAAAGTTTTACGAGTTTATCAGAAACGTAATCAAATCTGACTACGGAGTATCTATAAAAGATGTCATGGAGACAAACTGGATTGATATGCTGGAAGTTTTAAAGCCTGCAGAAGTCAAATCTGAGGAAGTGATGTCGTTAGAAGACTTTGTTGGGACTCTAAATGGCGGATAAACTCCGCCTTTTTATTTTTGTTGAAAGGAGGAAAAATGGCAAAAGGTACACCACTAGGGAGTATGTTTATCGAACTTGGATTAGATACTTCTAAGTTTGACCCTAAGTTGCAAAGCGCAAAAAGAGCTGTTAATTATTTCAAAGCAGAGACGAGAGCTTTAGATGCCGCCTTAAAAAACACCGGAAACGCATTAAACAATAACGCAGCTAAAGCCAATGCACTACAAGCAAAATATAAGTCAGTAACACAGGCAATTGAAGCGCAAAAAAAAGTGTTAACGAGTTTGAAATCTGATTTTGACAAATTAGATCCAGGGACAGCTAAATGGGAAGCCGCAGCCGTTAATATTGAGAGAGAGAATGCAAAATTAGCAGCATTAGAGGGACAATTAGGAGCTGTAAAAAAAGCTTTTGAAGAAGTTTCTGCTCAATCCGGTTTTACTGGTTTTTTACAGCGCAGTGGCAAACAGATTGACTCTTTTGGTCAAAAAATGCAAAAACTAGGTGAAGCTACTAAATGGGTAAGCGCTGGATTTGGAGCTGGAGCATTATATAGCGTCAAGGCTGCAAGCGATTTTGAATCTGCATTTGCTGGTGTAAAAAAGACTGTTGATGAAGTAAGAGATTCGAACGGAAAAGTTATTTACTCTTATGATATGTTGTCAAAAGGAATTAGAAACATGTCTAAACAGATACCTGCATCAACGACGGAGATTTCTCATGTTGCGGAAGCTGCTGGTCAGCTAGGTATCAAAACAAAGGATGTTTTAAATTTCACTCGTGTCATGATTGATATGGGAAAATCTACTAACTTGTCATCAGAAGAAGCTGCAACTGCATTAGCTAGGTTTGCTAATATCACACAATTAGATCCATCTAAGTACAGCAATCTAGGTAGCTCAATTGTTGAGTTGGGTAACAACTTTGCGACAACTGAAAAAGAAATCGTTGAAATGGGTCTTCGCTTAGCTGGTACAGGTAAGGTTGTAGGGTTGACAGACCCTCAAATTCTTGGCTTGGCAACAGCTATGAGTTCTGTTGGTATCGAAGCGGAAGCAGGTGGTTCGGCGTTTAGTCGTGTCATGCAAAAAATTAATACACAAGTGTTGTCTGGTGGCGAAGATTTGTGGAAGTTTGCAAAAATCGCTGGTAAATCTGCTGATGAATTTGCTGCATCTTGGAAGAAAAATCCACAAGAAGCCATTATTGATTTTGTTAAAGGGTTAAAACGCTTTAAAGAAGAGGGCAAAGACGTAACTGCTCACTTGCAAGATATTGGTATTGAATCAGTACGAGAAATTGACACATTACAACGTTTGGCTGGTGCTGGTGATTTACTTGGCGATGCATTTAAGTCCGCAAATAAAGGATTTAGTGAAAACAAAGCGTTGACTGATGAGGCTTCTAAACGATACGCAACTTTCCAAAGCAAACTACAACTCCTAAAAAACAAACTAAATGATGTAGCTGTCACAATGGGTGGACCATTAATGGATGCTGCTTCAAATGCCCTTGATGCATTGGAACCAATGTTTAAAGTTGTTAGGGATCTCGCAAAAGCATATTCTAACGCTAGCCCAGAAATGAAAAAACTTATCACATATGCAATTTTAGGTGCAACTGCATTTTCTCCATTAATGACTGCTATCGGTAAAACAACTTCTAACGTAGGTAGATTAGTAGGTTGGATAGGAAAGTTGTCTGGTGCAATGAAAGGCGCAAAAGCAGCAGAAGGATTAGCTACTGCTGTAGGCGGTCTAGGTGCTAATTCTGCAACAGCGGCAGCTAGTGTAGGGCTTTTAGGAAATCCAGTGACTTGGGGGGTCATCATCGGCGGTGCTGCGGTTATCGGAATAGGTATATTAGCTAATAAGATATATGAAGCTCACCAGCGTACACAAGAGTGGGGAACTAAAGTTAATCAGGTACAAGCCAATGAACTACAGGCTTTTAAAGATAAAGTTGATAAGACGAATCAGTCGATGGCAGGATTCAGAGGTGGAGCTGACCAAGTCAATGCTGTTAAGACAGCATTTCAAGGACTAGTTACCGAAATCGAAAAACTAGAAAATAAAGACTTAAGTAAAAACGTTAAATTAGCAGAGCAACTTGGTTTCAGTCAAGAAACGATAGAACAGTTGAAAAAATCAAGCAGGCAAACAATTGATAATGTCAAGCAGATGTCTGATGAAGTCATTAATATCTATCAAAACGCTAGCAACGAACATAGAAGATTAACTGAAGAAGAGAATGCTGTTGTTTTAGCAAATCAAAATGAGCTTATCAATGTGCAGCTATCAAAATTGAACTACTCTGCTAAAGAGAAGAAGGCAATTACCAAGGCGATGAATGGTGAGCTAGAAGCGTTAAATAGTCAGCAGTTAACTAAGGCTCTTGAAGTTACTGAAAAATGGATAAAAGCTGAAAATAAATCATATCAAAAGTTAAAAAGTGGTCTTAAAAAAGCTTATGACTCTATCAAAGGTGATGATGAAGCTGCTGTTAAAGCGAGGGAAGAAATCCACAAGAAACAGCAACAACTCGAAGCTGACCATTACTTGAAAATGGAAGCTTATGGCAAACGTTATGCTAAAATCCAAAAGAAATTGCTTAAAGGGACTGCGAAATATTTAGACCCGCAGTTGCAACAAGCGATGGTTAACGATGTCAAAAAGCAAATGAAGGAGCTTGGGTTATCTTATGAAGAGTTGATGAAGAAGACAACCAAAGCAGCATCTAAAGCTCAAGAAGTTAATACTATGTGGGCTAGAACTACTAAAAAATCAACAGAAGATCAAAAGGTGGCTAATTCGCAATGGAATAGCCTTGTCTGGAATCCCAAAACGGGTAAGTTGAAAACAAATGCTAAAGAGGAAGTAGCTAAAGCTCTTGAAGCGGAAGGTGGCTGGGACAGACTTAAGTTTATTGCAAAGAATGCAAATTTAGAGACTAACGCTCGTGTAACCATGGCAGAAGTTCTAGTCGAAACTGGCAAATGGGATGCTCTCAAACCAGAAGATAAAAAACTAATCGTTGATGGGCATCAAGGCATTCAATCCATAGTAGAAAGTGAGGAGCACTTAAAAATATGGAATAGTTTGCCAGAAGGCGTTAAGCGTATTCTAGGCGACAATAAAGATTTTCTTGATAAAAAAGGAGTTGCGACCAAAGCGCTTGAAAATTGGAATTCGTTGTCTCCAAAACAGCAAAAGTTACTAGCAAAAGATATGACTAGTTCTGATGTTGAGAAAGCAAAAAAATCAGTCAACAGCATTGTTCAAAAGAAACCAACAAGCATTAAAGCTAAAAATGATACAAAACCTGATGTCAATTCTGCGCAACGAGCAATTGATAGCGCTAAACAACGTCAACCTATCTCAATTAGAGCTAGGAATGACGCAGGAGGAGTCATAGAACAACTATTAGCTAGCATACCGAGAACGGTCACTATAGGAATCGCTGCTGCTGCAGCTAATGCCTTTAAGTTCGCAAATGGTACTGATTATCACCCAGGCGGTTTCGCAATGGTCAATGACCAAAAAGGGCCTTTATATAAAGAACTAGTAACTTTACCGAATGGACAATCATTCATCCCAGATGGCCGTGATGTAGTATTACCACTGCCGAAAGGTTCGAAAGTCATGAAAGCTAGTATGACCAGGGACTATATGAAAAATTTAGGAATACCTAAATATGCTAACGGCGTTGGAATTCCTAAAGATTCGACGTTTGTCAAAAGCATTACAATCCCTAAGAGGAGAGTATCAGAAACGACATCATACGACGACTCTAATATTGCAAGAATTTTGAATGAAATTTTACTAACGCTTAGAACAAAAAATCATGAGACAGAAAATGGCGATGTCTATTTAGATATGAGAAAGGTCGGCAGGATGATTAAAGAACACAACGAGTCTGAAAGTATCATGCTTAAACGAATGCGAGGTGAACTGTCATAGGGAAAGTTACAATGAAATTTGATGGTATAGATCTATCTAATGTCATAGAGATACACGACATCAAAAGAGACGTCGGAAATACACGTAATGTTGTTTCAAGTAGCGCTTTAAAAATTGGCGAGCACGTTCAATCTGTGCACGTTGGAGCTAAAAAAATAAGTGTTGATTTTTCTATTTGGACCAGAAATAGAAACGAGGTGAAACATAATTTAGCGAAGATTTTTAACAGAACTACACCTAGAAAATTGTTTTTTTCTGACGAACCAGATAAATATTACATGGCAATAGTTGTAGATGACATACCGATGGTTGAAGATGTTATCAAGCGCTCAATGGGGACTATCACTTTTTTAATTCCAGATGGCGTTGCACATTCGACTACTTACAAAAAGTTTTTAGATTACACGAAAGATGGAAATAAACTAACCTTTAAGTTGAAAAATGAAGGTAATACAAATGCGTTTCCAATTATCAAAATAAAACACAACTCCGAAAATGGCTACATTGGCATCGCAAACGAAACAGGTGCTTTTGCACTCGGCTCAGTTGAAGAAGAAGACGGGACTATCGTACATCGTAACGAAGTCCTTTTTGATTACTCAAAAGCGATAGCGCAAGCTTTGGAGGGTGCGCCAAACGTCGCAAAACTTAATCACATGCCACCCACATATGACACCGAGCTAAAACGCATGAGATTTGACAACATCTTAGGTTCTGGTAAAGGTGGTGAATATGTTGCTATTGGAAAAAGAGGTACTACCCCTGGATACACAGAGCACGTCGGGACTCGAACGTTTATTATCAATCCTGATTCAAACGGAGAATACACTCTCAATGAGCACCTGTGGTGGCAACAGATTTTTATTGCTACTGCGCAGGATCAAAAAGGTTTTTTAAAACTTTGTGTAACGGGAATCGACGATGAAGGAAATGACGAGTTTTTGTATGGAATCGAAACTTACAAACGCAAAAACGGCTTTGAAACAGAATACAATTTCTTTGCGCTTGATGATGACGGTGTGGGCTGGAGATTTTACAAGCAGTTTAAATTTCAGGCAGATAGAAATTATCACAATCCTTTTTCAATGAATAGAAGCAGATCAGTTGAGATTTTCAGGGAAGAAGACAAGTTTCGTATTTATTTTAATGGGGCACATCATCATGTAACTGTTCCGTCTCTTAAAGGGAAAAAATCCCGTAAGATACATCTTGCAATGGGGACATGCAGTGATAGCTCTAAATATATCAACTACAACCTGTTTGAAAAAGTCAATTTTGAAAAAATGGGCGTGTCTCATTACAACAATATCGTCAATAAATATCAACCAGGTGACGAAGTTATTATTAATTTTGAAAATGATACAGTCAAAACTAAAGATATTGACTCCCTGCAGGATATGGTTTTAGGCTCTCAACCAATATCTATTCCACCGGGTGAGTCTGAACTCGTCATCAATGTGTCTAAATTTTCTTCAACAGACCCTGACATCGAACTATTGTTAGAAGAGAGGTGGTTGTAATAACTCTAGTAATACACGACGCAAAACTACATCCAGTTTTGCTTTTAGACAATGAGCGACAAGGAGCACTTAATTATTATGATGATTTGTGGACTAGACAGCTCACAACTGGTTCGTCAGCATTTGAGTTTTCTGTTTATAAAAAATCGCTGTTGGGTGATAATCCACTTAATCACAAATATCACGCACTAAACGATCAAGCATTTGTTTCTTTTGTACACAAAGATAAAGTACAATTGTTTAACATCATGCGAGTCGAGGAAACAGAGACAACAATACATTGCTATTGCGAAAATCTTAATTTAGAGTTACTAAACGAGTATTGCAACGCATATAAAGCAACTAAAGCAATGTCATTTGAAGAGTATCTTGTGCAGTTTGATATTTTAAATTGGGGTGCTTTGACAATTGGCACAAACGAAGTTAAGGACAAAAAACTGACATTGGAATGGACTGGTCAAGACACTAAGTTAGCTCGTATTTTGTCAATTGCTAATAATTTTGATGCAGAAATCGAATTTGAAACTCAATTACACAACAATCACACGTTTAAAGCGTTTATTGTAAATGTGTACAAGGAATACGAAGAGGGCGTGTCCTATGGCGTAGGTCGTGACCGCAGCGACATAGTGTTGAGATATCAAAAAAATGTAACTGGTATCACTAAAAAATTAGACAAGCGCCAGATTTACAACGCCATACGCCCGTATGGCAAAAAGACAGTCAAAGGCGAGCGCGTTATTTCTAATCCTGTAACTCGCAAAGTCACTAAAACAGTTGGGTCAAATCGTACATATTTAGGCGGAGACCTCAAATATTATGGTCATACAATCAAAAAAGCTAACGTACAATCTATTATTAACTACGCGGTGCAGTATAATATTTTGCCGAGTGGAATCATATGTCAACTGTACTTAGAAAGTCTTTGGGGTGATTCAGCAGTTGGTAAACGTGACAATAACTGGGCAGGTATAAGCGGCGGAGCACAGACACGCCCTAGTGGAGTAAAAGTCACTACTGGAATGGCTCGTCCTCCCAGCGAGGGTGGAACATACATGCACTACGCAAGTGTTGATGACTTTTTAAAAGATTATACTTATCTTTTAGCTAAACAAGGACTATATAACGTTGTTGGCAAAAAGAATATAGCAGACTATACAAAAGGTTTGTTTCGTGTCGGTGGCGCTAAAGATGATTACGCGGCAGCAGGATATCAACATTACATATCAACCATGACCTCAATACGCAATGGGATAAATAAAGTTAGCGGAAATATCTTAAACACTATTGATACTTTGTGGCAGACTCCTGTAAAACCAATAACGTCAGTAACAACTGCGAAAAGAGCTACTAAAACAATACAAGCTATTAATGAGGCTACTAAGTTGAAAGGGCGCAGAGTTGGTTCTGGGCAGTGTTATGCGCTATCTGGGTGGTATGCAAAAAAATTGGATGGTGCTTGGATTGACAGTTCGATTGGTGGTATTAGAGGTCGTATCGGAGGAGGTATGGCTGCTGCCTTGATTGGTACTGACTACAATTGGGGTTCGTATGGATGGAAAGTAGATAAATCACCTAACGCTGGAAACTTAAAAGCTGGTGGTATTTATAATGTACGAGCAAATCGAGGCGCTCCTTTTTATACCACAGGCTGGGGGCATACAGGTATTATCAAGAGTGTGTCCAAGACCAGAGTTACTGTTTTGGAGCAAAACTTTGTTGGTCGCATGTATGTTGTCGAAAACTCATATGACATTAACTCTTTCGCATCTGGATTACAAACAGTATGTTACCCTCGTGAAATAGCGCAAGGTATGTCTGTCAATGGTGCGACTACTCAGCAAATCACTGGCGGAACACAGATATCGTACGAAGAAGTTGTACAAGAGGCGCAAACAGAAACATATGAAGAAGAGCAAATCATCTATATCGATAACTCTATCTACAAAGAATGGAAAGACGAAAACGGTAAAGTAGAATACTATCTCAAAAACGGCTTTTTATATGCTCCTCTATCACGAGACCGTTATCCATCTGTGCTGACTGGTAACGAAACACGAGATAACTGGATTCGTAAAGACATGGAAGTTGAGACTGACAGTCAGGATGTCTTGATATCAACTGCTTTAAAAGATTTAAAAGCACACGCTTATCCAGCTGTCACTTATGAAGTCGATGGATATGTTGATTTAGAACTTGGTGATGTTGTGCGAATACAGGACGACGGATACGAGCCACCGCTAATTCTCACAGCGAGGGTTATTGAGCAAGAAATATCAATAACAAATCCCAGCTCTAACAAAACTAAATTCAGCAATTTTGTCGAAAAAGAAAGTCAGTTAGCTTCCGACTTAATTAGTGATATGTTGCGTCTATACGATGAGTCAATTCCATACGATATACAACTAGCGACTTCAAACGGAGTTGCTTTTAAAAATGGGGTTGGTGAGTCTGTATTAACGCCTAACCTGCAAAAAAATGGGAAAGATTACGATGCTATTTATTTTTATAAAAATGGCGACTCACTGATTGAGATAGGTCCTTCGCTAACAGTTAAAGCAAGTGACTTTAACCATGTTTTAAACATAACAGTCGAAGCTTACGTTAACGAGGAACTTGTAGCAAGTACGCAAATATCCTTTACAGATACCGAAGATGGAGAAAAAGGCGATGATGGTAAGTCATCATGGACAGCGTGGGCTAATTCAGAAGATGGAAAAGTTGATTTTAGTATAACTGAGTCTAAAAATAGAAGATTTATTGGAACTTATACTGGTATAGAGCAATCAACAAACTATCTTGATTATAAGTGGACTGATATGGTCGGAACAGTCGTTGTTGGCACAAACAATCTGATTGATGGTACAAAATCATTTGTCGGGACTGACTGGTCTACTTCTGCGACGTTAGAAGACGAGAACATCTCTAATTATCCATTTACATTAAAAAAATGGATTAGTGGACAAAAAGTATCGTATGCAAAAGATATCATAGTTGAGCAAGGTGTAACATACACTTTTAGTGCTTATGTTAAACGTGAGGTAGCCGGAAATTTATATTTTTATCTCTATGATACAACAGATGGTTTTATTACTAGTGATACCCCACGAGAGACGATTATAAAAAACGTTGACTCTAGTCTCAGACGTTTTGAAATCACCTTCACACCAACTAAAACAGGTAAGATTAGACCACGGTTTGCGATGGTGTCATCGGAGCAAGGTGGTTTTAGCTTTGGTGGATTTATGCTCGTTAGAGGTAACAAAACAGGCGACTGGCAGGAATCTGAAGCTGATAAAGCAAGTAATCTTGATTCAAAAGCTGATGGTGCTTTTACTGTTGAGCAGTTAAACGCACTTGCTGAACGTGCAAGGATAGCTGAAACTGAATTGCAAGCTAAAGCTACATTAGAGACAGTAAATGAGTGGGTTCAAGCGCTACAAGACGAAATCAAGGCACGACAGGATGGTCAAAAAATATCTGAACAAAAGCTAATTGAAGCATCTAACCGCATGATTGCTATTCAGCAAAACATCGGAGAAATGCAGATACGCACTGATTTTGTTAATAAATTTATGAGCCAGTCTGAAGATGGTCTTGTAATCGGACAAAAAGATGGAACGTCAAGCGTTAGAGTTGATAATGATCGCATCAGTTTTTACTCAAGTGGTAAGGAAGTAGCATATATAGCCCAGAGTGTGCTTGTTATCGATAGCGGTATTTTTACAACTAAACTACAAATTGGACGTTATCGCATCGAGCAATACGAACTAAACGCTGATATTAACGTCGTAAGATATGTCGGGTAGAAAGGAGGATAGATGACAACATATTATAGTAACTCTGACAAGAGTTATCGCTTAACTTGTATTGTTGACGAGGTTTCAACGTCGGTTGCAGACAATAGTAGTCAAGTAAGGTTTAGGCTCTATTTGACTTCTGGTACTAACAGTTACGCTCAGTATAGTTTTGGTGGGTATGCCTGGGTGGGTGCTAAATATGACTTTAACGCACCTTCCTCTATCGGTTTTAACGGCAATCAATTGTTGATTGATAAAACTATCAGAGTTCCACACGATGCAGATGGAAACAAAACGGTCGTTGTTGCCGCTAAGTTATTAGGCCCAGGTGGATACGCACCAGGAACTCTGACAATACCAGATCAACAATTTAAATTAACTAAGCTATCTCGTGCAAGTACTGTATCTGTATCTAGCGGATACTTTGGAGATACGCTAAATGTTAATATCAATCAAAGCTCAAGTGGTTTTACACACGATGTCAGATATAATGTCAACGGTATAACAGGGGTAGTTGCTAGCGATATAACAGGCTCAACAACTTTTAAAACAAGTTTAGACTGGGCTAGTACGATTCCAAATGCAACTAACAGCCCGGGAACAATATATGTTGATACAAAATCTAACGGTTCTGTCATTGGGACGTCGACCGCTATTTTTTATCTGACTTTACCTGATAGTGTTAAACCTAAAATTTCTAGTCTTGTTTTATCGGATACAAATCAAAAAGCATCTGCATTAGTAGGTGCTAATAATTTTGTGCAAATTGTGTCCAATCCAATTGTCACTTTTAATGGTGCTGCAGGAACGTACGGGTCGACGATAGCTAGTTATTATGCGGAGGTGGTTGGCAAAAACCAATCCACGCAGCAAAATGGTGGTACGCTTGGGATATTTAACTTTAGTGGCAAAGCAACTATTAAAGCTACAATTACAGATAGTAGGGGCAGGGTGTCAGACCCTATTACCACAGACATAAACGTCATCCCGTACTTCCCGCCGGCGTTTAGTTTTACCGTAACTAGAGCAGGAGCTAAAAATGACAATTTGGTTGTTACTCGCAACGCTAAAATTGCACCTCTTATTGTTGATGGCGTACAAAAAAATAAAATGACGCTGACTTTTAAAACAGCACCACTCAATACAACGAGTTTTACAATAGACACGTCAAACGCAAGCGGCACATATACCACAGTCGCAGAGTTAATTAACTCAACAGCTACGCTTAGTGGCTCGTATGGAGCTGACAAATCATTTGACGTCTACGGTTTGCTTAGTGATGTTTTTAGCGCAAGTGGAGGCGGTACACCTGTTAAACAAACGGTATCAACAGAGTCTTTCCCGCTGTCATGGCATAAAAACAGCGTCGGAATTGGAACATTACCAAAAATTGATGATACAGGTTCTTTAAATGTCGCAGGCAATATCTATTCTGATGGCAAGCAAATCCAACAAAAACAACTTGCTTTAAATAATGGTGGGGCATTTAGGCATGATACAACAGACTTAAACAGCTTGCAAGACACAGGTTTTTATTGTGTTTTTAAAGGCGATAACAGACCAAGTGGTGCTGGACCGGGCTATCTAACAGTTGTAAGACACGAGACAGCCAATTACGCTTACCAGCATTTTTATGACCGCACGAACAAAACCATTTTTACACGAGTGCTAGAAAACGGGGCATGGAGTGGTTGGAGTGAGTACGCTAAAAAAGATAGCTTACCGCAATCCGCACCAGCGGTAGAAGATACTGGTTGGCAATACATCGGCAACGGTTTTAATTACAGGAAAATTGGTAGCATGGTCACTATTAAATATGACTTTGCAACAAATGGAATAAACCAGTTTACGGTCGGTTCCATGCCAACGAATTTAATTCCAAACGAAATGATGTTTGCGGTTACTGCGTGGACTGTGCAATTAAATGTATTAAATGTACAAGTTAGTTCAGATGGTCGTATTTTATGGTTCAACCCATCAAAATGGGCGGTTAATGTTAAAGGACAAATTAATTGGATAATTTAAAAGGAGGAATTATGCTTGAATTTTTGAATAGATACCCAGTTTTACTGGAAGATAAAAGTGTAAAAGAGACTAAAGCGATTTTAGCATTTACGTCTAGCACGATTAAAGCAAATTTTGAAGTGACGCTACCAGCAGAAGAAAATGATAAAAAATTTGCTGAAACTTTAAAAACGTGTGAAAAGCTTATCTTTGAGCAACTTTACAAAGACAAAGCAGAAGCAGAACAATTTGAAAAAATTAATGACGCAATTGCTAAGTCAAAGGCGCAATCAGATAAAGCGGAAAATATGATTAAACTGATGTCAGCAACTGTTAACGATTTGATTAAGACAATGGCTGACGGAGGGAAATTGAATGATACAACGCTTAACAACGCTAGCGAAAATAGCAGTACACATATTTAAAAACAAAAAAGGAGAAAAAACAATGATGATTAATTACTTTGCAATGCAGATTGAACTAGGGTGGATTACTATTGATGACGTTCCAGCATTTTGTCGTGAGCGAGTACGTAAACTAATTGAAGTTTCTACGGTTGGTACAGAAGGAAAATGAGGCAATGAATGAACATTGACATACTACAAATTGGCGCAGCAAGCGGGGCGATTTTATCGGTAGTTGGATTGTGGGCGTTTGTTGTTAATCCGTTTAAAACAGCGATGCAAAAAAACGAAGATACAATGAGCGCCCTTAAAGACACAATAAAAGAACTGGCTTACGAACTAAAAGACTCACAGCGTGACAGGGAAAAGATACATAAAATCTTGGATATCCACGAGCAACGACTCGGAAAAACAGAAGACGACATCATTGTCAACAAGGAACAAATAAAAACATTATTTAATAGGAGAAATAAATATGATTAATTTAAAATTACGACTACAAAACAAAGTAACTTTGATGGCTATTTTAGGAGCTATATTTTTGCTAGCGCAACAATTAGGTATTAAATTACCGTCAAATATTGCGGATATTGCAAACACAGCAGTAACGCTTTTGGTATTACTTGGAGTTGTTACAGACCCAACAACCGAAGGTCTTTCAGACAGTGAGCAAGCATTGACTTACCACGAGCCAAAAAAATAGGAGGGGACATGCGTGCAATCACTAAAATAGCAATGGTACTAGCAATAGCAATACTGTACATACCGCTTGCAGTGGTTGCTTTTTTTAGTTATCCGATTTATTTACTTTTTGGAAAGGAGGAGTAAATGGCAACTTATCAAGAATATAAAAGCAGGTCAAATGGTAACGCTTATGATATTGATGGTTCGTTCGATGCACAATGCTGGGACGGTTATGCAGATTACTGTGGATTTTTAGGTGTACCGTACTCAAACTGCACAAATACAGGATACGCAAGAGACATCTGGGAACAGCGCCACGAAAATGGTATCTTAAACTACTTTGACGAAGTAGAGACTATGCAAGCGGGAGATGTCGCTATTTTTATGGTAGTTGCAGGTGTTACACCGTACAGTCATGTTGCTATCTTTGATAGTGATGCTGGTGGTGGATATGGCTGGTTTTTGGGGCAAAATCAAGGCGGTGCTAATGGCGCATACAACCTTGTAAAAATTCCATACTCCGCAACGTATCCAACTGCATTTAGACCAAAAAGCTTTAAAAACGCTGTTACTGTAACCGGTAATACTGGTTTAAATAAAGGTGATTACTTTATCGATGTATCAGCTTATCAACAAGCAGATTTAACAACGACTTGTCAGCAGGCGGGCACTACAAAAACGATTATCAAGGTATCCGAGTCAATTGCTTGGCTGTCTGACAGACATCAACAACAAGCTAATACTAGTGACCCGATTGGTTATTATCACTTTGGACGATTTGGAGGAGATAGCAGCTTAGCGCAACGAGAAGCAGATTTATTTCTGTCCAATTTACCAAGCAAAAAAGTCTCTTACTTAGTCATTGACTACGAAGACTCTGCAAGTGCTGACAAACAAGCTAACACTAATGCAGTTATTGCGTTTATGGATAAAATTGCAAACGCTGGATATAAGCCTATTTATTACAGCTATAAACCATTTACGCTTAATAATATTGATTATCAGCAAATTATTGCTAAGTACCCAAACAGCATCTGGATAGCTGGTTATCCAGACTACGAAGTACGAACAGAGCCACTTTGGGAGTTCTTCCCTTCAATGGATGGTGTGCGCTGGTGGCAGTTTACAAGTGTAGGAGTAGCAGGTGGTTTAGATAAAAATATTGTATTATTAGCAGATGATAGTAGCAAAGTGGATATACCTAAGATTGACAAACCACAAGAACCACAAAGCCAGCTTACTTTTAATCAAAAGCTAGATACTAACACTAAATTAGACAACTCGAATGTACCTTACTACGAAGCGACTCTAAGCACAGATTATTACGTAGAATCTAAACCAAACGCAAGTAGCACCGATAAAGAGTTTATCAAAGCGGGTACTCGTGTGAGAGTTTACGAAAAAGTAAAAGGCTGGTCACGTATTAACGCTCCACAGTCTAATCAATGGGTAGAAGATGCTTACTTAATTGATGCAACAGATATGTAAACCAACAGAGCGACATAAATGTCGGTCTGTTAATGGTGTAAGTTACACCGCAACTAAAAAAACAATTTAGGAGGTAAAGCTCCTTTAGATAAGACAAATGCCCTCGCTTTGCGGGGGCTGTTTTTTATTGCAAAAAATTTCGCATTTATTGACAAAAAGTTCAAGACATGTCATAATGATGGTGGTTATAGAAGATAAATTTCGTTCATTTATCATCCTTTCTAACCCAACGTCTTCGTTGTTCGTTGAACCCGTAGTGATACGGGCGTATGACTGAAAGCACATCATACGGCTTGGCAGAGCTTAAGAACTGTTCTCTTGCGATAAGCCTAAGAAGCACAATAGAGAGTTAGAGTTTTGCACCTCTAATCGTTAGCCCTGACCGGAGGATATTTCCGGTCCGTGCTTTTTTTATTTTGTAGAAAGTTTTTTGATAGTGGATCTCAAAGAAATAGTTAATGATTATGAGCTAAATTTTTGTGGGAAAAGGTGTAAAGTTGAGACTAATTTTAAGCATTTACCCGAATTTATGATTTTATTTGATATAAGAGATTTGTATCATCTTCTAGGTATTCATAAGTTGAAAACAAAGTATCGCGCAACAAATTGGGTTGAAGCTGTGAAAGCAGATGTTTTCCTCTTATCGAATTATTCAAAACATCCAAATTTTAGAGAAGTTCTTCCTAGAGTCGATAATTATAATTTTTTATATGAAATATTCTATCAGTTTAGAGTTAACGTCTGTATTTTAGATAAGGATTTAACTAAAAATACAATGAAATTGAGTGTTGTTTTTTATAAAGACAACAAGAAGAAATTAGTTGTTGTAGGATTAAAAAGAGATGAGACAGGGGTCTTTAGGCCAGCTACGTTGCATGAGAGCCGAAACAACCCCTACAAGCGAATTCGGCATACTGCTATAAAATCAATAACTTGGATTTAGAACATACCTTTTGTGCTGATTACCTCTATTGACATACTCGCATAACCATGAGATAATCACAGTAGCAAGAATCGCCTGATACTAGCTGTTCTTGCTTTTTTATTTGCTAAAGAAAGATATAGATGTTATGATTAATAAAAATAATAAGGAGCCACATTATGTCACAAGAAAAACTAAAAGCAAAAGTTGAACAAGCGTCAGGCAGTCTTAAAGAAGGTGCAGGGAAGCTAACCGGTGATAAAGAGTTAGAAGCAAAAGGATTTGTCGAAAAAACAATTGCTAAAGGCAAAGAACTAGCAGATGATGCTAAAGATGCTGTTGAAGAGGCAGTAGATGCTATCAAAGAAAAACTGAAATAAATATTAACCGCTCTCTATTGAGGGCGGTTTTTTGTGTTTTAAAAAATTTTATAAAGTACAAATATTTTTTTATATTATTGTTGACATGATACAAATATAATTGTATAATATATATGTAAGATAAAGAAAAAGGAGAAAATATCATGTCACTATCAAAAAAAATCAATTGGCTTTTAACTATTTCAGGAATCACAACATATGCTGTATCAAAAGCAACTGGACAAAGCACACAATTTCTAGATAGATATAAGCTTAATCCTGAAAAAATAAGTGGAATGTCTCTTGGTAAAGCTGAAATTTTAGAAGATTACATTGAAAACTTAACACTTGAAGATATTTTTAATGTCAAAAAATCAGTTCAACAGATATTAATATCTGATACAACAGAAGAAAAAATACAAAACTTTTTCAATAAAAATAAATATGCTGCAAAACTTAATTGGATTAAGCCACACAAAGATATGTTTATTGTTAATTTTGACACGTTTAGTGGAAAAACGTTTAAAAAAATTCCATACAGTCTTGAAAAATTGTACTTTATCCATGATTTACATATAAAAAATCAAAATAAATTGTTTGATTATCTCAATCAATGTGCCAAAAGAGTAAACTTTGATGGCAGTAGAAATCTTTTTAAAATTGGTAAAAAATCATATCAAATTGTTTATGTAGTGAATAAACCATCTAGCTTATCAGCCATAAGCGTTATTGATATTTTTGAAACAGATACATACTTAAAAGAACGTGAAGTTAAGCTTTCTGACGAAGATGGCTTATTATCTGACGAAGATTTATTTCAATAAGATATGAAAAATTTCATTGGTAAAAAATTTGGTCGTCTAACAATTTTATCAGATAGTGGATTGAGATCAAAAAAGAAAGAGGTTATATATCTTTGTGAATGTGATTGTGGCAATAAATTAAACGTAAGAAGCGGATTGCTTTCTTCTGGTAAAACAAAATCTTGTGGCTGCCTTTACAAAGAAACAAGAACAAAAGATATGTCATCTTTAAATAATGCAAAGGAAATTGTCGATGGTGTTCAAATACAAATGTTTTCTGGAAGAACGAACAATAACAATACAACTGGTTTAAAAGGTGTCTACAAACACGGGAAAGGCTATAGAGCCAAAATAGTTGTTAAACGAAAAACATATTATGGAAAAACAAGAGAGACAAAAGAAGAAGCGTATTCAGATAGACTTAAATTAGAAGAAAGTCTTATACCTAAAATAAAAAATAAAGATTAG